GCGCTCTTTCTAGGTCTTCCTGTAAGCCCCGTTCCTGTCGCTACTGAGGTGACGGTCCCAGTTCTATTAAGGCCAGGGAAATTCGTCGTATTGACGTAGTTGGTGTAGTTCCCGGAGGTCAGCACGGCGCTGGCGCCGCCGAATATCTCCGCCCACATCTGGTGCATCGCCCAGGCGGAAGGGGCTGTGAGGGCCACGTCGGCGGTCATGGCCTTCACCTGCGTGTAGTCGTAGAGCGTGACACCGCTCCCGCCACCACCGGAACCAGGCGTTCCACTGATGATGATCTGGTCCCCGTCCGTGATAAACGGAGCGTTCAGACGGACACAGGCCGTGCCGTTGACCTTCTCGATGCTGAAATACACGTCATCCGTCAGGTAGTACCGCTCGGCGTAGGCATAGGTGGCCGCCGTCACTTCCGCGTAGAACGAGGTAGCCGTTAGTTCATCGAAGTTATTCCGGGCCGACACGGCGTCTATCTGCGACTGGAGGGACTGGATAGCTTCGGAAAGTATCGCCTCGTCAGCATCCAGCCGGGAGGTCTGCACGTAGCCGGAGAGGTCGATGGAGGTATCGCCAATCTTTGTCCACGCCCCGTTGGCATAGACGTACTCCTCATACTTGTCGCTGCCGCTTCCCGTCGGGCCGATGAGATAGAGGACGTTGCTCTGCGGGTTGGTGACGTCGGAACGGGATGCGTAGATTTCGTAGTGAAAGTTGTCGGTTATGATGGTCGCGTTCACCCACGCGCCATCCCGGTATATCAAAGCCTGCCCGTTGCTGGGCTCCGCGATGGTTACATCCAGGAGCTCATGCAGGTACATAGCCCCGCCGCCACCGCCACCGCCGCCGGGATCGCCGTCGATAACAATCTGGTCGCCTTCTGTTACGACGGCATGGTTGATGTGGAAGTATTCTTCCTCATCTTTCCAAGACATCCTCGCCTTGCCGACTGCGAGCCAGCTGTACTCGGCCTTGAGTCGCACGCCGCCTTCACCGTCTTCTTCGAAGAAGTTTTTACCGCCACCGGGGGCGAGAGACGAGCCGGCGCTTCTGGATGTCGAGGGGGATCCACCGCCCGGATAAGACGTCGTGCTTTCCCAGGAACCGGGTGCACCTGGGTCGACGGGGACAGAGTCGTCCCAAAGATCGTCGTACTCCAGGAACTCACGCAGGACCGCGCCACTGACATTTCCCGTAAAGAAGTCGAGCGTTCCCGACATGAGGATATAAGTCCGCCCCTTATAATGGGCCTGCGAATTAAACAGAAAGAGATTATCCCCTGAAGGCGAGCACTCGCCAGACAACTCCCACAGGTTGGCTCCACGGTAGCAAAGGATCTGCTGATGGATGAATACAGGGAGCGGCTTCGTCACGTTCCCACTCACGGTGTCCCAGTTGACCATGTACGGGAAGGCCGCAGGGTGAACCTCCCCTGAAGGGTAGTAGAATAGCGCCGTCCCGTAGTTCTCCGGAACGGCAAAAGGGGCATCAACGCTCAAGGGCGCCATCATTGGCGACCTGTTTAGAGATACGTTGTATTTCTCGTCATTTATTGTCTTGACGGTGTTCCTGGAAAGATTGTTCGCATTAGGTATGACCGACACACTTGCCAGGCGGGCATAATCGCCGTATGTATAGCCGGAAATCCCCGGCCAGTGCTTATACCAGATTCCGTCGAAGGTCAGATAAATGCGTCCGCCGGCTGCAAGCTCCGTGCAGGGAGCCAAGGCTATTTCCAGATCTGTCGCATAGTCGTACTGGGAATCAAATTCTTTTTCGATGGGAGAAGGGTCTGCACCCCAGGACCGACCGTCCCAGTAGCGCACGGAATTGCCCTTCTCGTATCGAATGTAATAGCGAATCTTATAAAGCGAATTACCTTCGTCGATTATGCGATACGGGTCACCAGAGTGGACACCGTGGCCAAGGGTGACGGGCCTTCTGGCGAAGACAACTTTGATGGTGACATCCGTGTCGCCTGTTAGAAAAGAGAGGGTCTGCGTCCGGATGTCGTCATCGACGCCGTTGATAGGAAGGAAGGCGTATCTGTCCCATCCTTCCTCCAGCCGCGATTCGTGCCCGTAGAGCGCCGTATTTAGCAGGTCACTTCCAACCTCCCAGACAGTGTTTGTTGCGTTGGTCAGTTTATTGAAACAGGCGTCGTGCTCGACCTTGTTAATTTTGCCGCCGGCCGGAAGGATGTTTCCCTCCATGAATTCTCGGTATGTCTGCGTCGGGCCGAAGGAGAAACTTCCGACGACGGGGAGGAACACTTCCCCGGTGTAATCGTAATCGTGCTCGTCTGTTATCTGTTTGACGGCCGGCACCTGCTCTCCCGTTCCGCCGTAGAACTCGAGGTCCGACATCTGCGGCTGGTCCTGCACATCGGCCTCACCGAGAAGGGGAATGTTCCGCAGGGGCGCCACGGTGAAGCGGTTGTTGTCCGTGTACCGCAGGCAGTAACCGATGGAGTCGAGGAGCCCCTCGAGGACCGAGTACCAGTCCTTCCCGCGGAAATTGGTAACGACAATACTGGAGTCAATGAGGCGTTTTTGATTTCCCTCCAGCTCACCAGGCGCGGACGAAAAGGAGAGGGTCATCGGAAGCTCGATCTTTGCCATGGCCGACGTGATGACCGACCGGATAGTGGCGAGGCCGTAAGTATCGCCGGGCATGTCGAAGTCGAAGTCCTGCAGGTGGCCGATATTATCCCGGGCGGTGATAGTGACGGCTCCACGATACTCCAGGCCCTCCTGCCAGCTGTCCGGAGTGATGAATCCGGACCATCTGGTCTTCCAAGACTGCCCGACGGCCGTCGCCTGCGTCTTAATGACTAGCTTATAAAGCGTCGCGTCCGGTGTGAAGAATTCCCCCCATCCGCCATACTTGGTCCCGGCGGAAGTGGGTTTATCGTCACTGGATATCATTGACAGACGGGCCTGCGTCTTTACGATAGGGGCAAAGATATCATCTTGACCTCCTTGCACCTCAAGGGCGAGGCCGCAAACATCGCCAATGCGCAAGGTGACCGTCCCGGAGGGGAGGTCACGCTGGTATATCTCTACGCGGGCGCACTGCCCGCGGAAGTTCTGAATCTCTGCAAAGTATTTCAGTCCGTAGGTGGCCATGTACTATCTCCCCCAATTGTTTACGGTTTTCTGCCCGGAAAGAACGATATCGGACCCCCGGATGGTCCCCTTGACGTAGACGGTCATTTCCGTCTTGAGGTCTTCCACTCCAACGCTACCGCTGGAGCCTCCGGAGTATGTTGTTGCGCTGGTCGTCCCGCCTCCGGATTTCGCCAGGGCGGCGAGGCCGCTCTTGGCGGCTGCTCCCAGCATGACGAGGGCCGCGCCGGCCGCGATGGCGGCGGGCCCGTTCAGGGACTCAAGGGCCGTCTTGACGGCTTCGACGCCGGCACCTGTCGCAATCAGGATCTCGCCTTCCTTGATGGCCATGTCGGCCAGCGGGGTGAGCAGGGCCTGGACGATGCGGCCTGGGTTGACCTCCTCCAGCCCGGCGAACTGGTCGAACATCTCCTGCGTCGCATCCACGAAGCCATGCATGACGGCATCCTGGAAGTCGTACAGCAGCTCCTGCATCCGCTCCACGTCCCTTTCGAAGCTGTCGACGAACTCCCGGACGGGATCCTCGTCCAGCTCGAAATCGAGGTCGCCGATAAGCTCGTCCAAGTCCTCCATCTTCTTCATGGGAACATCAAACAGGCTTTCGATGTTCTCCGTGTATTCCTGCGTAAGGGACGTCGTGTCCATGCCGAAGGACTCAAGAAGTGCCTTCTCCAGCGCATAGGTCTCGTTAAGCACCTGGAGCTGGCTCTTTCCGGACTTCTCGGCCCGCTCGGCGATGCGCTGGGCCTCCTGCAGCCTCTTGTTGATGGTCGTGCCGGCGCCGGAGGGGCTGTCGTCCTTTGCCTTGATGCTGTTGATCTGGTTTTGGATCCGGAGCGTCTCTGCCGAGTATTTCGCCTCCTGCTGGTAGTAACCGACGACGGCCTGCTCCATCTTCGCACGGTCTTCGTCGCCCATCCTGGCGGAGTAGGCGATGGCGAGCCTGGCGAACTCGGCCCGGCCCTCCTTCTCGGCATTGGCCAGCATCGTCCGGCCAAGGTAGCTGTTTACCCCTCCAGATTTGTTGACCGTCTCGGCTGCGGAGAGGTAGATCTCTCCTTCTTTAGTTCCGAGCCATTCGAAGAAGCTCACGAACTTCCTCCTCATCGCCGCCAGCTGCGCGTCGGTCCGGTTGTCCATGTTGACGCCGAGCTGGCTCATGTAGTAGTCGAGCGACGTGTCCTTGACGCGCTCCATCCCGCGGGTGGGGTTTTTCTCAAGCGCCTCGTAGATGCGGAGAAGCTCCTGGCCCGCCGCAATCCGCTCGTCGTCGGAGAGATTCAGGTCCCGGAGCCTGACTTTCAGCTCGTTGATGTGTTTCAGTTGCTGGGCGAGGGAGAGGTTGTAGGCCGTTCCAATCTCGCCCATGGCGTCCTGCGCGTCGTATAGGTCGCGGGCCAGGCGGTTGGCCTCCGTCAGCCGGCTGATGAGGTTGGAGAAATCAAGGGAAGCGATGGAGGTCTTGAGTGTGTCGAACATGGCGCTCATGCCGGCGCCGAACCGGGCAACCGTGTCTCCCAGCACCTGGTTCTCCTTTGCGAGGTTCTTTACCGCCGCGACGACACCCACCACGGCGGCCGCGACAGCGGCAAAGGCGACCTTGCCTTTTGAGCCGATCGCCTTTACTACATCGACGAATGAAGATGCCTCTTTTTTGGCATCCTTCATCCCCCGGCTGTATTCGTCTTTCTTGAGCCCAAGCTTGACCCACAAGTCGCCTATCTTCATACCCGTCCTCCGTAAACTTCGTTGAAAATCTTATCAAGTTTCGCCTGCTCCTCCTCGGAGACGTGGCAGTTTTCTTTTGTAACCTCCCCGTCCAAGTCTTCGTTTTCCCACGGGAACCTGTAGTAGGATATCACGGTCTGCGCCTTGGGCGGTTTGATGTAGGGGTTCTGGCAGTAGATCATGAAGCAGGACCAGCGGGCGACCTCCATCCGTTCGCGGACCTCCTTCTCGTGGCCCTCCAGCCGGAGCCGGTACTCCCGGTAAGACGTGAGGGCGGCCTGCCTCTCCGTCATGCCGCACCGCCCTATGAGGAATTCCTCAATCGGGCCATAATCCGGGAGATCAGCGAAGGGAGTTCCTTTTTTTTTTCTCCTTCGCCCGTCTTTGCCCCGTTTTCGGCCGTTTCCGCGGCTTTCTCGTTCTCCGCGGCCAGTTGCTCCACCGTCTTCCCGGTGAGGGCGCACAGGGCGAAATTGACGGCATCCGCGAATCCTTTCGGGTCGGCCGCCATCCAGCCGTGGAAGTCCCCGCGCTTGTGCGGGAATTCCTCCCTGGTCCCATGTCCGTCCACCTCCCAGGCGTTGAGCGCGGCGAAGAACATGATGTCCGCATAGCGCTCCATCACGGAAAGGAACGACTCGTCCCGACTCTCCGGAACCGGGAGCGGAGCGTAGGACTCCTGGTACACGTAGATGCGAGGGGTGAAGAGGAGATCCACCTTCACCCCGTCGCTGATTTCGACCGTTTTCCTTACGGGAACCATAGAGCGCTCCTCCTTACTATGCCAGGGAAGGGTAGTGCGTCAGCTCGCCGTTCACCGTCAAGGACAGGTTCCGGGAGGCGACGGCCCCGAAGTCGTTCGTGTCGGAGATGGCCGTCACGACGGCGTTGCCGACCTCGCCGTCGGCGGGGGCATCCTGCTCGCCCAGCTGCCCGACGAAGAAGGGTAGGTCAACCCCGTTATGCAGGGACTTGAGCGCCGCGACCTGGCCGGCGTCGGTGTTGTCGGCGTGGATGGTCACCTCGATGGTGGCGCCCAGCTTGCCGCCGATGAACTGCGCCCACTTGGTGGATTTGTCGGAGACCTCGATGGCCTCCTGCGTCCGGTTGACGCTGTTTGTCTGCTCGCCCTTGAGCCAAGTGTAGGTGTTACCCTGGCCCACTTTGACGTAGAACTTGTTGATGTTTCCTAATTGTGCCATTGTGTCTCGTTTTAATCGTTATTCTTATTTCGCTCCACCCAGAGGGTGAAGGACTGCAGGAGCCGGTAGATGATCTTGGCCGTGTCGGATGATTCCGTCATGTCCTGGAGCTGGTCCGGGAGCACCCCGATGCAGGTCCACCCTTCCGGGAGGAAGAGCTCGCTCGTTAGCAGTTCGATGTTCCGCTCGTTGATATCGGCCGTCTCCACCATGGAGGAGTTGCCGATGCTCTCGACGGTGAGGTGGAGCTCGCGGAGCTCGCCCTCCTTATCCAGTCGCTCTCCCTCGGTAATAGTGTGTACCTCGACCCGTGGGTAGCGGGCTGTCCTTCCGACAACCACGCCGGCACGTGACAGACGGGCCACGACTGCCGAATAGACGGGGTCGTAGCCGCTCTCATGGTGCGCCGGTTGCCGGGCGAATAGTCTGCTGAATAGTGACATCTTCTGTTGTTGGTTTCTTTACTTGGTTACCCTCTGGACCGCCTTTCGGACGGCATCGAGTATCTTTCTGGTGTTCTTCTGGACGGCCGGGCCGAAGAAGGGGTGCGGCTGCGTGCCGACGGCCGCTATTCTCTTTGCCATGGCCCACCCCATGGAGGTGGCCGCCTTCCAGTCCCGGAGGTGGAACTTCTTATACACCCAGGCCGTTATCACGTCCACGGGCGGCATCCTCCCCGCCCTCCGGCCATATTCCACGAACTCCGCGTAGCCCGTCTGGCCGTTCTGCGAATCGAAGAACCCGGCGGTGATCTCGTCGCCCTTCCGGCTCACGCTCCCGCTCTGCCGGAGGAGTCCCGTCACGACGGATCCGTTGGCCCGAAGGTTGTCCTGTGCATCCGCTATGATGTCCAAGGCGCCGGCCTCCATCCCGTCGACAGCCGCCTCGACGACCTTGCGCTCGCAGCCGTCCATGGCCTTGAGAAGGCGGTCCAGGCCCTCGACTCGCATTTCGGCCCGGTCGCTCATGGCTGCTCCTCCTCAGGGTCCTGCTGGACCGGGTCGTCAATCTGGTACCAGCCGCTCACCCTGACAATCCGTCCGCGGTTGTTAAGGATCTCCGGGAGGGGGAAGTGGATGGTGTGGCCACGCCAGATGATGCCGTTGAACCGGGCGGACGGGAGGCGGAACTCGATGTCCACACCGATGATGTCCGCCTGCTGGAAGGTGAGCATCGTCTTCGTTGAGCTCATCTGCCGGACCTCGGCCGGCACCTCCAGGACGGAGACCGGGTCGGAGACCTCCGCGTGGGCAAAGCGGTCAACGACCGCGTCCGACCATGTCAGCCGGATGCGATCGTTGTAGCGCCGTGCGCCTCTGGGGTTTCTCAAGGTCATAGTACAGATTCGGAAAGGATACGGTTCAGTTCCGCGGTCTCGGCGCCGTCGTTGTCGGCCGTGGCGTAGCGGATGACCGCCTGGGAGAGAAGGAGTCTGTCGCTTTCGGACGGGGCGGTGGTGTACTCGATGGTGGCGATTCCGCCCCTCCGGAACAGCTGCAGCCGGCCGCCGGGGAGCGGGTCGTACCGGATATCGTCTCCGCGATCGTCCTTGCACTGGGAGATGTTTCCGCCACCCATATACAGGCGGACAATCCCGCTTTCAGCCGGTATAGGTAGCGTGACGCGGATTCTCGTCTGCAGGAGGGCGCGGTCCGCATACTCCTGCACCCGTAGGGCTGCGTTCCGGAGTATACGGCTGTACATCGTGTCCAGCGAATCATCGGGGACGCTGGCGTATTTTTTGAATTCCGCCAGCAATCCCGCGATGAAGGTATCGTCAGTGATGGATATGTACTCCAGCCTCGGCATCGTCTATCACCGATTAGCTTTGAACCTGGGTGGGGGCAGCCTGAGCCTTCGTGATGGCAGTGATGGCCGCAGACAGGCTGTCGATCCAGATGAGGCCCTTCTTGTCGGGGCCCTTCACGAGGGTCTGGAGGGACTTACGGAGGTACACGTCCCAGCCGTCCAGCTTGGCGTTACGCACGATCTCGAGCTCGTAGGTCGGGCGCTCCTTGAGGCGGACGACGGAGAGGTCGGCAACCAAAACCTTGCCGCTCACCAGCTGGCGGGACGGAAGGATGCGGAGTGCGCCCAGCATGCCAGTCGCCTCGTTGTAGAGGTAGTGGCCCTGCTTGTCTTTCAGACCGCGGAAGGAAGCCTCGTCGGCGTAGGAGACGAAGGCGGCGTTGGCGTTGAAGCCCTCCTTCTTCGCCTGTGCGATGGCGTCCAGGAGGACGTCGGCGATGGTGGGATCCGTGTACTCGCCCAGGGCGGCGAAGGCCGTGGCCTGGCTCTTGAGGCCGTAGACCTTTTTCTGGGTGGTGGCGGAGGTGTCCGCGCCGGCGCCGTTGAAGATCTCCTTATCGGCGAACTCCAGGAGCTTCTGCTGTCCCTTCCCGCGGGCCCAGTCGTAGAGGGCGGTGAAGAAGTCGGTCACCTCGGAGGAGACGAGCAGGTGGGCGCCGAACTTGGCGATGCGCCGAGTCTTCTCCTCGGCTTTGGCCTCGGAGTCGGCCATGGCGGCGAGCTCGTCCACGTAGTCGGTGGCGTCGGTGTAGGTGCCCTCCAGCCAGTTGAAGAACAGGCCGTTGACGGTGTCCTTTCCGAAGGCCTCGTAGAAGACGTTGGCGGGAACACGTGCGGCGGAGATGGAGGTGTCCAGGGTGGTCCCCCAGGCGATGCGGGTGATGTCGTCGGCGACGGTGATGTCGGCGTCCTTGCGCTCGTCGAAGTCGAACGAGATCTTCAAAGAGCCGGAGTTGGCCTTGATCAGGGCCTCGATGTCGCTCTTGCGCTCCTCGACGGCGGCCTTGAAGGCGTTCATGAAGGTGGAACGGGCCTTGGCCTCGATCTTCTTACGCAGCTCTTCGATGGTCTGCTGCTGGGCTTTGGTTGTTTTGTCGAGCCCGTCGATGGACTCCTGCTGCTCCTCGATGGTCTGCTGCTGGGCTTCGATGGTCTCCTGCTTGGCCTTGATCTCTGCGATCTGGGCCTTTACTTCGGCGGCGGCCTTCTCGGCGGCGGCCTTCTCGATGCTCTCACGCATCGCTTTGATTTCTTCGGGAGTCATGATGTTGTTAGGTGTTTGAGGGGTTGATGTTGAGTTGTTGTCTTTCTTGGCGCCGGCCTGGTGTGCCGGGTCCGCCTTGGCGCTCACGATGATGGCGGAGCGATTGGCCGCTATCGTCACGGGTGAGACCTCATACACGGTGATGGCTTCGAGGATGCGGATTTCATACTCGTAGCCTTCCCGTCTTTCGTAGTGGTACTTGTCTGCCCGGTAGCCGATGGAGAACTCCTTGACGGCTCCGGACTTGAGGAGGATGGCTGCGTCGTTGCCGGCGGTTGTGGGGAGGATGTCCGCCTCGATCCACATACCGTAGTCGTCGACCCCCTTGGCGGTGATCTTCCCGATGACCGTCTGGCGCTCATGCTGCCAGCAGAGGGCCATCCGGTCCGCGTCGTCGCTCTTGAGGAAGTCGTCCACAGCCCCAGGCATGATGATGTCGCCCCAGCTGTCGATGTTACCGAAAGCCAGGGCGTATGCCTTGATGTGCAGGATGCCGTTCTCTCCGGAGGCCTTGACCTCCAGGCGGGCGTCCCCGAACTTGGTTTCCAAGTCTGCGGGGCCTGCTTTGAACTGGATAGGATTGCGTTTCATTGTGCGTTGCCTTGCGGTTTCGCACAAAAGTAGAACTTTTGGCGGCGTATTCCATACGCCAGAGTATCGGTCTTTTTGATACAACCGGGCCCCCGGTCAGCGTTTCGGACGCCGGATGCAGGCGCAGGCGCAGTTGATAATCTCCCCGGCATCGGCCCCGAGGGAGGTGTCGTGCGGGTACATAAGCATCCCGCCCGGCAGGACGAACGGCTCGTCCTCGTCCACCGTCACCCCGTCCTCCAGCTCATGGCTCGCACGGGTGTTACCCAGTCCGGAGATACACCACTGCTTCGTGTAACGGATGCTCAGGGTCTTGGCCGCCGCGTCCGCGGCCTCCGCCGCCCCGATCATCGCCTCCGTCTGGACGATGCGCCGGCACTGCCACCGCTCGATGGTGGCGAGATAGCGCTCGTAGAGCTCACGCGTCAGTTTCTCCACGCCGATACCGACCTCCTCGGCCAGTATCTCCCGGACGAGGGAGACGAGGGTGTTCTTCCAGGTCCCGGTCACTACCCGGATCTCCTGGCCGGCGCGGGCGGTCGCGTAGTTACGGAGGGTCGTCAGCCAGATGTCCGCCTCCCCGGCAGCCTTGGCCGCACGAAGGTCGCGGGCCGTCTCCTTCGCAACGGGAAGGCCCACCCCCGTGACCAGCCCCTGCCACCAGGTCCCCAGGTAGCCCGTCTCGTCCAACTGGCCCTCCAGGAGAGGTACGACGGCAATCGGGTCGGAGTAGTCCTTCGCCAGTGCCAGCACCCTCCGCAACTCCCCCCGGCGTTCCTTCCGGAGGCGCTTCTCATAAACGGAGGCTACCCGCAGCGCGTTCCGCCGCAGGTAGTCCTGGTGCCGCCTTTCGGCCTTGGATATGCTTTTCTTCGCGGGCATCACTCGGCCGGCTCGTCGATGTCGTCCTCGCCGCTGCCGAAGGCCTCGCCGCCGAAGACCGTACTCATCGGGATCATCGGCAGGTCCGCCCACGGCTCCGGGCGCGGCTCGTAGCCGTAGGCCTCGCGCTTCTCGTTCAGCGTCGCCCCCATGAGGTTGAGATTAGCGAGCACGTCTTTCGGGGATTCCTGCAGGACGTCCACACGGTCGGTGTTCACGGTCAGACGGAATTCCTTTTCCAGACCGAAGTGCGCGAGGTAGTCCTGGGCGAACTCGTTCGCCAGGGGAATCCCACAGTTCTCGTAGAGGGCCTTCTTCGCCTCCTTCGCGTTCTCATACTTCGACTGGCCGTAGTACAGGTCCACCGGGACGTTGTAGATGAAGCACAGGGCTGTGATAGCCTCCTTGTGGCTGGCGAGGATGCCGAGGTCCACGGGGGAGGCCCCCAGCTCATGCAGCTCGATTGCAGTCCGCAGGGCTTTGATCTGCCCCTTGACCGCCCGCCCGTTGAGCTCGTCCGTCAGCTCATCGGCCTGCGCCGGCATCACGCCAAGGTTGTCGGGCTTCGGGGTGACAAGGGCAGTCGGTCCGCCGTTGAGCAGGGACGTGTCCTGACGGGCCATGCCACGGTCGATAACCGAGAGATAGACCGCGGCCACCACCAGCGGGGAAGTGCCGTAGAAGGAAGTGTCGTCGAGGTTGTAGGTGAAGCTCATGAAGAAGTCCTCCTTTTTGATGAGCTCCGGCGTCTTCCCTCCCGTCACCTTGATGCCCTTGAGCGGCTCGGTATAGCCGCCCTTCTCGATACCCACACGGTGGCCGGGAATAATGAACATCTGCTTCACCTTTCCGTAGTCGGCGCCGGCGCTGATGGACGGGGTGTACACCGTGGCATCACCGTAAACGCAGCGGTTTATCGCCCACGCCTGACCGAAACGCTGGCAGCTGAAACGGTCGTTCGGACGATGGAGGAGGTCAAGGAGCCAGTGGTTTTCCACGTCGCTCCATTTCTTGCCGTCCCACCTCTGCAGCTCGAGGCAGGAGAACATCTCACCCGTGCACCGCGCAATGCGGTCGATTAAGCCCCACGCGGGCCCGTTCGATTCGTATGCCTCCTTCAAGTCGGACCGCTTGATAGCGTTCTTCCAGTTCTCCAGATCCATTCCCCGGAGAAGGGGCGCCAGAGCCTCAAAGTAGGCGTTCCCGGCTTTGCGGTTCTCCATGTAACCCTTGACTTCCGACTCAAGGCCGCTTATTTTCGATTTGAGCGCGTCCAGTTCCGACGCCTTGATAGTTTTATATCCGAACATATCCGATTCGTTTATTCGCCACAAAATAGCCCTTTACGGGGAAATTATGCCCCGCTATGGTATCGGTCTTTTTGTTATGCCCTCCCCGGCAGGTCTCCGTAGTCGTTGGGGATGGCCAGTCTCCGGAGGTGCGTCGTCGCATAGCTGGCGGCATCCATCGCGTGGTCCCCGCCGTCCTGGGGGACGTCCGTGTAGACCTCCGGGTCCTCCTTCGACGGCTCCCAGGAGTAGGTCTCCACCTCGTCCTTGATGTCCGGCCCGACATAGCACACCCGGAATCCCTGAAGGTAGCCGATGCGCCCGGCCTTGTCGCGGTTGATGCCGGGCACGGCGTTGATACCGTACTGGGTGCGCAGCTCTGCGATGCTGTCCGGCCTGGCCGGGTCGCAGTACACCAAGGCCCGCTCGGCATCCGCCCCGCGGTACTCGCAGTCGGCACGCACCGCCGCCGCTACGTCCCTGGGGAGCTTCCCCGTCTGGTACATCACCTGCACGACGTAGAGGGTGCGCGTCAGCGGATCGAAAGCCATCCGCAGGAGGGCGTCCGGGTCGTTGCTGTAGCCCCAGTCGTTCCCGTACCACCAGTCCAGACCCATGGGGATGTCGAAGATGGAGACCTCCTGCCAGCGGGGGTAGATGAGACCGGACCGCTTGATGGCCCAGTCTCCAAGGTAGATGTTCGCATACTTCTCCGGATCCTCCCGCTCGCACTGGCGGGCAATCTCGATGAAGGAGGGGGAGAGGAACTGCTGGATATCCGTCCAGCAGGTGTGGATGTAGCGGACGTTGTCCACCACGCCGTTGTAGTCGTAGGGGACGCCGGGCTTCTTGAAGAACCGTTTGTAGATCCAGTGGTGGATATCCGTCGGGTTCAGGGCCAGCCACACCTCGTTGGCAGCCTTCGGGTCTCGGATAGAGAGGTCGATGGTGTCGAAGTCCACCGGGTTGACGAGCTCCTGGGCCTCGTCCAGGAAGAATTTGCGCAGCTTCGGGATAGACTTGAGCTTGGCCGTCTGGTTGCCGCTTGAGGTGAGGATGCCACGGAAGTACAACTCCCCGCCGCTGACGCGGTTCCGGATGCTGTCCTTGGTGATGTTGAAGTGCCGTGTCTTCTGCAGCAGCCTGATCTTGTCTGTGTACTCTGGAATGACAGAGATCTCCGCGGCGGTCATCGTGTAGCGGGAGTAGAGGACGGTGCGGTCGTCCGCGTAGGTGTCCGCCACGGTGGCGGTACTGACGGCCGTGGACTTGCCGCCGGCACGGCCGGAGGTGATGACGGTATAGCGCGGGCCGCCCTTCCGGTCCTTTCGGAAAAGCGGCTCGAACTTCGGGTGGAATATGATCCTGGGCTGCGGCACGACAGGCGGAACTTTATTCTTTGCTTTCCGCCGACTCCTTGCCGGCCTCCGGGCTGTCACTGAACACAATCACCGGAGCCTCCTCCATTTCCAAAGAAATGTCGCCTTTAAGATCCTGCTTATTCTTCCAGTTATCCGGGTCTAAATTCGTTAGCAGGAAGATGGCGGCTCCGACATTCGGCTGGACGTGCGTCTCCTTTCTAACCTCGCGCATTTTGATTCCCTTATCCGTTGTGTACTCCTTTACCCTCCTGCCTGTCTTTGGGTCGTACTCTTTGATGACCTGCGCCTTGAACTCTGCGTCCTTTGTTGTGACTACGTATCCGAGTGCACTCTTCTTAAGGGTGTTCACCAGCTCAACGACCGTTTGCGATCGGAAGTCTTGCTGAGCCTTTTTTATCGCGTTGGAATAATTGGCATTTGTCATCCAACGTTGATGAGTCTTGAAATCAATATCCATCGCCTCGCAATATTGCCGGATAGGAGCGCCACCGGCCTGCGGATATAATCCATTTTGACGCACCCATATAGCGCACTCCTGAATCTTTTCTTTTGATAGTTTCATACCCTTGTTTTTGTCCCGCCTTGGTCCTTACCGGGGCGGGATAACTATTTCCGTAGGATGATTATTTTCTTGTTGTCCTCATCGTCGTCCGTCCTATTGTGCAAAGCCGACTTCGTTCCTCCTCCCAGGGGACGGACATCCTCGACGGTGAAACCAACCTCCCCGGCGAGCTTCTTCCCATCCTCGATAAGCGGATACGACTGGCCGCCCACCTGGAGGACGAACACACCGCCGGACCGGAGTGCATCGTATGTCTTCCGGATCAGCGGACGGTAGAATCCATCCACCCACGTTTCGTACTGGTTGTACCTGACGTGCGACTGATTCTCTCCATGATACTGTTCCACATCGAAGTATGGCGGGGATGTGATGGCCATGTCGAAGACGCATCCGGACAGGTCCGCATCTTCGAAGCACTCTTGAACGATTTCCACTCTGCTGTTCGGGCAGTACGGCAGGAAGGCATCCCGCTCCCTCTCCAGGCCTCGGTGGGCCTCCGGACTGGGGTCCACGCCGTAGTAAAGCGAGACGTCGGCCATTAACGCGCCGCAAAGACGCCCCCCCCATCCATGGCAGGGATCCAGGACCGAGCAGCCCTTGCGACCGCCAAACTCCTCTATCAGGTCTCTTGCCTTTATCGCGGGGAAATCCATCGGCATCCTGGCCCCGCCAAATGGGTATGAGCCTTTCAGAAGTAAAAGTAATAAATCACCATTGGTAAGAGTTCGGAGCCCCGCGATTCCAGCATCTGCGCCGTCGGCAATCTTTTTAAATTGCTCAAAGCACGAGCAGGAATTGGCGCTTGTGAAGAAGCGTTCCGGGCAGAAATAGAGGGACATATACTGCGGATAGTGCTCCCCGTAATACTTTGCCCGTAGGAATTTTGACTGGGCGGCTCCCTTAGTGAAGAAGGAAGCAATCCAACCCCGTTTCATCGTGTACTCAATCTGGTCGATGGATTCGCGTACATTCTCTCGCATCGCTTCGTTTAGGAGCTCCTCAACAAACTCTATTTTCTGTTTCGGCTCCTTCTCCTTCTCGTTCTCGCCTGAAGAACCGTCACCCTCACCTCCGGATCCGTGGGCGCCGGAGAATCCACCTTCCGAGTCCCAGTCCGGAGCTCCCCATTTTGTCCACGGGATATCGCCCCACTCGTTGGCGGCTATGTCGGTGTCCCATTTACCGAACGA